AACTGCGTATCTATATTTGGTCGTGAACTTATTTCTCTTTAAAAGTTCAGCACGTCTTGCTTGTTGTGCTGCTTGTCTTCTTGCAAGTTCTGGGTTGGGTTTATCTGGTCCACCTGGTTTATCTGGTTTTCTAAATCTCTTCTGACCTTGTTGCTTTTGTTGCTTCTGTTTAACTTCCTTTTGTTGCTTCTGTTTAACTTCCTTATCTTTCTTCTCTTTCTTTTCCTTACTATCTCCGCCACCACCAAATCTACCACTGACATTGATGCCACCACTGACGGTGGTCTTCATTCTGCCTTTCTCTGAAGATGCTGACTGTGCTTGTCCTGGATTAGCAAGTGCTCTATCAATAGCACCTCTTACTGATTGAGTTGTTGCTTGTGCAGGAACAGCACCACGACTTACATTAACATCAGCACTCCAGTCTGCTGCTTGAGCAGCACCTCCGCTTGCCAGTGCTGCTGCGGCGGCGGCACCTATAGCAGCTCTCTTGGCAATACCAGCACCTCTTCTTTTGACTGCTCTCAGTCTACTTGCAATACTTTCTGCAAGTTCTTCATCTTCGCAAACAGATAACTGCTCCTCAAGGAAAGCAATCTCTTCTTGGATTTGTAAAAGAAGAACCTGATCAGATTCTTCCATAAACTGAGAGAACGTCTTCATCTATCTTATATCTCTGTAGAGATATTTATCAAAGAAACATTCCCTTCTCACTCATGTACTTGAGTGTTTCTTTTAATGTTCCACGATGATTGAGTCCGATAGCAACTTGTGGATACTCTGCCTCACTACCGAACTCTGCACGGAACTGTCTATCACTGAAGTCAGCACCGAGTAAGAACTCCTTTACATCTTGCCCACATGCTTCAAGAACCATCTTGGCTCTCTCACATTCTTGACTTCCATTTGAATATACAAGTGCTTGCATTACTTTTCTTCCTCCTGTAATACTTTTCTGTAATTATCTCTAGCAATAACTGCTTCACCTACTGTATTATAAGTTCCGACATAATAGTTAGTCTTTTTATGCCACATATTAACTTGGTATTTACCAGAAGGAACTTTTTTTATATTTCTCAAAGAACCATTCGGACATCTACGATTTATATTTTGTGTAGAGTTATCCGCCCATCTTATATTACCAGGCATATAACCAGAATTATTATCTATCCTATCAATAGAATATCCTTCTGGTCTTTCACCTAAATTTTCATCAATATATTTTATAAACTTTATAAAACCTGGCGGAGTTTGTGTAGTGCCGTGAAATCCTCTTTCAGACCACTCTTCATAAACTTCTATTCCACGAGCACCATAATCTGAATAATTTATATTTTTAGGGTCTTTACAGCGACGAACCATACCATTCCAAGTATGATACAGTGGATGTTGTGATACTTTCATTGTAAGTCTTGGCGTGACTGTTATTATTTATCTTAACATATGTGTGGGACTTACGCAACCAATCCGCCAAGACTTACTGTTGCTGCCCACAATCAATCGCGGGTTCGCCAATCATCGGGTTTATCTCTCTGGAACCAATCTACAATCTCATCAGCACCATCAAACCCCGTTTTGTAATTAGATGGGTCGGGGTCACCTAGTCCCATCTTATTCAAAAAATCATCAGTGCTTCCCTCTTCAATATCTTGAGAAGCTTGACGGCGTGCTTTATTTAACCAATCTCTAGCAGTTGTATGTGCCTTGGCAAGTTTTTCTGCCCAGATCATGTCCTCCAGAGGTACTTCTTGTTTCTGTGCGATGCATGTACAAATTGATTCCAAACGGAGTCGATATGCGGTAGAAAGCATGTTAGTTCATTTTGAGTTTGTCTTTTAGATCAAGAACCTTATTAACCTCATTCACCGCAGCAGACATCCTAGCACCTAGGATATCCATGATATCTTCGTAGATTACTTCGTTATCCACGTAGTCATCGAAGTATGTGTCGATTGCTTCTTTAAGATACCTCTTGCGATGCCACTCAGGTGAATAGGGTTTATAAGACATGGTGAAAGTAGTTTTTCATACTGCAGACTATAGCAAAATCTGGGTGACAAGTCAACTGTTGTATTTATCAATAAGCTTGTCAACCTTAGTTTTCTTACCAGAAAGTTTTTCAATCGCACACATTGAGGATTTCTGATATTTCTTTAGTTTTTTATATTCTTTAAGAAGTCGATCAATGTCCTCTTGAGGCATCTCGACTTCTACATCAAAGAGTTTCTTTTCAAATCCCTTACTCATTTTTTCTTTTTATCTTTTGATTTGTGTCCCCATAGCTTGGGATTCACTGTGCCATATCCAAAATCAATCCTCTGGACAGCACCTTTCCCATACTTATCATAATACATATCAAATAACTCTACAGTCTTTCTGCAGCGAGTGAGATCAATATACTCTACACCATCCACAACATACCAGATAAGTCTTCCATCATTAGGTAGAGTCTTATCATTTGCTGCCTCAAGAGTGGTTCTCTCTTGCAGAATTTGGCAACTATAGTCCGATGGATTGATGTCTGATCCAAACTCTGCCATTTGTTCTTCTTGTTCTTGTACTGCAACCGTCATGAACGACCCCCCCAATCAATATCAGGGTATGCTTCTTGTACGTTTGCTTTTGTTAATCTATATTTAGATTGCAACTGCTTATCCTTTACAAGGCAAAGGAGTTCTGCTTCTTTTGGATGAAGACCACGAAGAAGATTAATGAACATCATCTCTCTACGAGTCTTGGTAAGAGAATCATTACCACCTTTTACAAAGTTATAAAGAGTGGTCCATTCTTTACGGAGAGATGTTCTATTTCTACCGTCAAGATCTTGTCCAGTGGCAGACAACCCACCTTTTGTTTCATTCACAATGTTTTCTGAGAGAGATCCATCAAAAGCACTTTGCTCATTTGGATCGCCATAAGGAACTTCACCCTCTGGAATCATTGAGATAACACTGTCATCAAAATTCCAAATCAATACAGATTTGACAGAGTTGTCTTCATACTTCTTCAGAACTTCTACTTTCTTAGCAGTAGTCCTTTGAGAAGAAGCAAGTTCCAAAATCTCAAAGACAAAAGGATTAACGGGGAGTTCAACTGGTTTTGCAGGTGTTCTCTTTGCTGGTGCTTTTGCCTTTGGTTTTATTGCTCTAGGTTTTCTAGTTGTCGTCTTCTTCGTCGAATTCGTCATAGCCATTTTCAAATCGTACTGCTAAAATTTCGTCTGGTAATAGATTTCCGTTTTCATCAAACATCTCTGGGTGTGTGTAAACGGGTTGGGTTTGATAAACATGGTCTTTCGCTAACCATCCTACCACACCTCCTACAAAAAACATCATAATGGAAACTAAAGTTCCAATAGTGAGGGTTACTGCTAACATCTTTCTGTCCTCCAGAGATTATTTCTTTCTGATGTCCAGATAGAAGTTCAGATGGAATACAATCTCTCTTTGGAAGAGAGCAACCATTTTACCGAACTTTATCTGAAAAGTTTTGGGTGGTTCTGGTTTTCTCCTCCTGTTGCGTAACAGCAACTCTACCCCACGATTAATATGGGTATCTGGTTTATTTAGACTGCTTTTTACGTCTTCCTGGTTTTCGGTCACTACTATACCTCCACGCATCTTCCAAGATGCCATACAAATATTCTTTTATTTTTCTTGCTTGGGGTTTTGGAATAAATCCATAACCCTCTCGCAACTGTTTGTGTTCATTATCTGCACCTCCCTTGATATATTCATCAAGGTCCATGGTGATCTCGCTGATTTCCCATGCAGTAGTGCTCTCAATGAAAGCATCTATCTCATGTTTCTTGATTTTGTTATCTTTGAGATAATTGTAGAACTTTAAATTCATTTGTCCCTCAAAGGCATTATCAATCGCGTGTTCAATAAGATCATAGATGTCGATGAGGTTTTGTTCCATTAGACCAGATTTTGTTCCCTTAGATACTTGACAGTTTCGGTACATCCACCAATAAGTATATCATCTTTGAGTACTCTTGGAAAGGTAGAACCTTGTCCAAACTTCTCATAGAACTCCTCACGGGTGTAGTCCCTGTTAAGTTTATATATCACATGCTTGATTTCTGCAAGCTCTAATACCTGCTGAACCTTCGTGCAATAAGGGCAACCGTCCTTGGAATATACTGTAAATGTCATTGTTGGTTTCTTCAAATAGTAAAGTTGAGGCCAAGTATCTTGAATGATCTCGGCCAATTTGTAAGGGGTGTTACTGCTAATCACTCTTTACCGATGCCCAGTCTTGATCAAAAATCTCAAGACCTTTATCAGTAAGGATATGGTCATACATTTGGTCAAATACTTTAGGTGGCATGGTACAGATTTGAGCACCATTATACCATGACCTAATAGCACGTTGGACACTACGAATAGATGCAGCAAGAACCTGAGTTCTGACTCCATGAATACGATACAGTTCAGAGATGCTTCTAACAACCTCCAGACCTGCTACTGACTGGTCGTCTAAGCGTCCTACAAAGGGAGAGACATAGGTTGCACCAGCCTTTGCTGCTAGGACTGCCTGAGAGGCACAGAAGATCAGTGTGACGTTGACCTTGATATTCATGTCAGAGAGTTCTTTACAGACACTCAGACCATCCCTAGTCATAGGAAGTTTGACAGTACAGACATCACCAAAATTATCATGAAGTCTACGTGCCTCATGATACATCTGAGCAGCACTACCAACAACCTCCATACTGATGTCACGAACACCAATATCTTTGATGTCCTGATAGACCTCTTCAGGTTTTCTACCACTCTTCATAATCAAAGTTGGATTGGTGGTAACACCATCAATCAATCCAGTGTCAAAATATTTTTCAATTACTGATGTATCAGCAGTATCAAGAAAGATTTTCATTTATTAGCGATTGCTACGCCCATTATATATCAGATTATTCTCCTTTGTAAAGGTCCTCTAAGCGTTCTCTTGTCATATCAACATACATTACTTCTTCACCAAAGGAAGGTGCCTCTGGATGACGTGGTTTTGGTTTATTCATTTCCACATTGATGGATTGAATGTTAGACCACATCATCGCAAATGCAGCACCTGCGATAATAGCAAAGCAAATAAAGTATATGAGAACGAACCAGGGGTTCACAGTGCGTTGCCCCTCGTCAATTTATCAAAGTAATCTTTGGATACGATGTGAGAAGTATATCCAGGAAAGTATTTTTTTACCATCTTGGGTACAATCATGACAGTTGGATACCCACTAGCAACATAGACGGAGACACTTTTG